AAGGCTTATTCCTTGTTCAGCACCTGGGACAGCATCGTTGCTGAGTGGATGGAGGCCAAGGGCCACCACGAACGCCAGCGGGTGTTTACTCAGCAGGTCTTGGGGGAGCCCTGGGAAGACAAGGGCGACGCTCCTGACGCGGACAAGCTGTTTGCGCAGCGTGTGCCGGGCGTAACGCGCGGCGACCCGCCCGAGGGGCCGGTGGTTCTGACCGGCGCGACCGACGTTCAGGGCAACCGCCTTGAGTGGGCCGTCTGGGGCTGGTCGGAGGGCATGACGCGCTGGCTCATAGATTGGGGCGTGATCGAGGGCGACCCAGCCGACAGGGCGACCTGGGCCGCGCATGACGAGGTTGTTTCGCGGACCTACCGTCCCAACGGCGGGAAGGAGATGGGGGTCGACCTCTGGGCGGTCGATTCCGGCTACATGTCGCAGAAGGTATACGATTACACGCGGGGCCGCGGCCGCGTCCTGGCGATTGACGGTCGGGCCGGTCGGACAGAGCCCTTTGTCGGCGCGCCAAAGCGCGTTGACATCAAGATCAGCGGAAAGCGCGTGCCGAAGGGCGCGGTTTTGTGGCCGCTGGGCACGTTCCCGCTGAAGTCGGATCATTATGCGTCGATCAGGAAGACGCTGGGCGGTCGAAATGAGGCGGGCGAGTGGCGTCCTGGGTCGATGATCCTGCCGGGCGACGTTGATCTTTCATACTGCGAGCAGTTGACGGCGGAATATTTACAGGCGGTCGAGCGGCGGTCTGGCGTCGTCACGCACGAATGGCGGAAGTTGTCGGGCCGACCTAACGAGGCGCTGGACGTGGCGTGCTACGCCCGCGCGATGGCGTATCACCTGCGGCTTGACAGGTTGACCGAGGACCAGTGGATCGCGCTGCGTTCCGAGCGGTGCGGCGGCTCTGAAAGTGGAATTGAGGCGGTTGAGCCGGTTCGGGTCGCGCATGTCGAGCCGCAACAGGGGGCTGCCAGGCCGATGCGGCGGCGCGGGGTCCGAGGAAGGGCGTTCAAATGACGGAAGTTGACTATTCAGCGCGGCTCGCGAAGGTGCAGGCTGCGATAGACGCCATTCTGACCGGCGCGGCTTCTCAGGTGACGATGGACGACGGCACGTCGGTCACGCGGCTTGATCTTGACTGGCTGACCCGTGAAGAGGCGCGGCTTGTGCGCATGGTGCGTCGGCAGTCCAGGCCGCGCGGCTCAATTCGGGTGGCGTCACCACGATGAAAAAGCCATTGTTTTCAATGAACGCCCTTGACCGGGCGATCTCCTGGGTTGCGCCTTCGCTTGCATTGCAGCGTGCGCGGTCGCGCGCCGCGATGTCGCTGGCGAGCGGCTACCAGGGCGCGCGCCGGGACAAGCCGTCCCTGGCGCAGTGGTCGGCCCTGGCTGCCACCAGCGCGGACTTCGACACGCTGGCCGATCTGCCGGTCCTGCGGGCGCGGTCGCGCGATCTTGTGCGCAACGACCCGCTGGCGCAGTCGGCCATACAGACGAAGGCGCAGAACGTGATCGGGCCGGGGCATGTCGTGCGCCCGGAGATTGACGCCGCGCGGCTTGGGTTGAGCGAAGAGGCTGCGGAGGCCTGGGAAGAGGCCGCGCTTGCGATTTGGCGGGAATGGTCGGAAAGCCCCGAGTCGAGGCTGACCGGGTTTCAAATCCGAATTTCGCGGCTGACAGCGCGCGGCTGGCGGGCGGGATCGAGCTGGACCGGGACGGCGCTCCGCGGGCGTATCACATCGCGGACAGGGCAGCGATGGACAGGGCGTTCGCTTCCAACATGAGTTGGCGGCGGGTTCCGGCGCGGACGCGCGACGGTCGGCGGATCGTGCTGCACATTCACGGCCCGCGCGAGCGGCCTGACCTGACGCGGTACGCGCCGATGCTGGCCCCGGTCATCGAGAGTCTGAAGCAGAGGTCGCGCTATTCCGAGGCCGAGTTGATGGCCGCGGTGATCAGCGCATGTTTCGCGATTGGACTGCGCTCACCGGAGGGGGACTTCGGCGACGGCCTGGCGTCGTCTGGCGGGCAGACAGCGGACGGGACGGATATTTCCATCAGCGAACCCGGAACGATTGTTGATCTGGCCGAGGGCGAGGAAATCAACGCCTTTTCGCCGGGCCGTCCGAATTCGGAGTTCGGGCCGTTTATCGACGCGGTTGCGCGCGAAGTCGGCGCTGGTGTTGGCCTGCCCTATGAAATGCTGGTGCAGCAGTTCAATTCCAGCTACTCGGCGAGCCGCGCGGCGATGGAGGTTGCGTGGCAGGGCTTCAGAACCGACCGGCGGGCGCATGTCTCGCAGTTCTGCCAGCCGATCTATGAGGAGGTGATAACCGAGGCCGTGGCGCGCGGTCTTCTGGAGGCACCGGGCTTTTTCTCCGACCCGCTGCGCCGCCGGGCCTGGCTCGGCGCAACTTGGATGGGACCGGCCCGCCCGACGCTCGACCCTGTGAAGGACGCGAACTCCGACCGCCTCTACCTGGAGATGGGCGCAACAAGCCTGACGCGGATCAGCGCGGAGCGGTTCGGCCAAGATTACCGGACGGTCAAGCGTCGCCGTTTGCAGGATGGCAGCGCGGAAGCCGCCGCGGCGCTTCGGTCGCCGCATGTGGAAATTGCAGAAAGCGAATACGATGCTGATTGATAAGAGCGCGCGCGTCTGGGCGATGCGTCCGGGCGACCTGATGGCGTCGCACGCATTGCAGGCGCGTCAGGACCGGATGAACGGCGTGGAGGCTGCTGGCCGAGGTGAGCCGCTGGAGGGGTCGGGTTTCGCCCGCGTTGTTGACGGCGTTGCCGTGATCCCTGTGGCCGGGCCGCTGGTGCGAACTCAATCGCCGTGGATGTGGTCTTATGAAGAGATCGCGCGGGACGTGCAGCTTGCGCAGGCCGACGAGCGGGTGAGGGCGATTGTCCTGGACATCGACAGCCCCGGCGGCCTGGCAGCTGGTGTCGGCGACTTGGCCGAGGAAATCAGGGCCAGCGGGCCGAAGCCCATCGAGGCTTTCGTTGGCGGCCTGGCTGCGTCGGCGGGTTATTACGTCGCCGCCGCGGCTGACCGAATAACGCTCGGTTCCGGGGCGGCGGTCGGCAGCATCGGCACCGTGATCGAATACGTCGATATGGAGCCGATCCTCGAAAAGATGGGCGCGCGGATCGTGCGCGTCGTCGCGGAGCAAAGCCCAAACAAGCGGCTTGACGCTGACAGCGCAGAAGGTCGCGCCGAATTGCAGGCGCTGGTCGATGCGGGCGGGGCCGAGTTTGTCAAGGCCGTCGCCCGGTTTCGCGGAGTCTCGGAAAGCGAAGTCCTGGATCGTTTTGGCCAGGGTCTTGTTTTCGGTGGCTATGAGGCCCTGGACCGCGGGATGGCGGATCGGGCCGGTACTCTCTCAGACCTAATCGCGGAATTGGCAGGCCGCGATTTCGATATGCAGAAAGCGGTCGCTGCCACCGCAGAAACGCAAGAGGATTCGCCCATGAACTGGGATGAACTGACGGCGGAAGCGCTGCGGGACAATCGCCCCGACGTTGCGGAAGCCATTGAGAAGGCCGCGGCTGAAGCCGCCGCCGAAGCCGCCGAGGCGGCGCGGAAGGAAGGCGCGGACGCTGAGCGCGAGCGTATTCTTGCCATCGAGGAGATCGCCATTGAAGGCCATGCTGATCTGATTGCCGCGGCGAAAGCTGACGGCGAGACGACTGCTGCCGACCTGGCGCTGGAAATTGTGAAGGCAGAAAAGGCTTCCGGGGCGTCGCACATCGCGGCTCGCCAGGAGGCCGAGGCGGAAATCGACGTTCCCGCCGCGCCTGTCGAAGAAGCTGCGCCGGTCGATGCTGGCGCTTCGCTTGAAGACCGCGCCCGGATGGCATGGGACCAGGACGAGAAACTGCGCGCCGAGTTCGGCGGCAACCTTGACGCCTACATGTCTTTTGAGCGGGCCGCGGCTCATGGTGCTGCGCGCATTCTCTCGCGCGCCAACTGAAACGAGGTTAACAGATGACGACTCTCAGCACGGACACCCCGCGCGAATACCAGCTTGGGGATCAAGAGGAATATCCGGTGATTGCATCGGATATCATTTACGAAGGCGCGGCGGTCGGCGAGAACGCTTCGGGCTATGCTCGCCCGCTCCAGGCGGACGACCCGTTCCTGGGCTTCGCGCTTGGCAAGGCCGACAACTCGACCGGCTCGGCTGGCGATGAAACCGTGAAGGTGCGGACGAAGGGCCGCGTGAAGCTGGCCGTTTCCGGCGCGGCGATCACCGACAACGACCGCCCGGCGGTTTACGCCGTTGACGACAACACCTTTTCGCTGGCGGCTTCGGCCACGGCGACCGGCACGCATACGCTGATCGGCTATGTCAGCCGCTGGGTATCGACGGGTGTTGTGATCGTTGAGTTTGACGCGGCGCTGGCCAAGGCGGCGACGCACGCTTGATAGCGGCGACAATTACGGGGAATAGATAAATGCAACTTCTGACTTCCCGCGCCGTTATCGGCGCGTTTTATCAGCGTCTGGAAGCCGCCACGAATGACTCGTGGGTTAACGGCATCTCGATGTATTTCAACAGCGACCAGGAATCTGAGACCTACGAATGGCTCGGCAACTCGCCAGCCATGCGTGAGTGGGTCGGCGGTCGCCTTGCGAAAGGCATGACCGGGCAGGGCATCACCATCAAGAACCTCGACTTTGAGGCGACGCTGGAGATTCCGACCAAGTGGATGAGGCGCGACAAGAGCGGCCAGATCATGGTCCGCGTCAACGAACTTGCCGACCGTGCGGTGACGCACTGGCAGTCGCTGATGTCCGACCTGATCGCCAACGGCGAAAGCACCGTCTGCTATGATGGTCAATACTTCTTCGACACCGACCACTCGGAAGGCGACAGCGGCACGCAGTCGAACGACATCACCGTTGACATCTCCGCGGTTCCCGGGGATGACGGCACGACCACGGCCCCCAGCCCTGAGGAAATCCGCGCGATGGCCTTTGCGGCCGTCGAGCAGATGATGAGCCTGAAGGACGACCAGGGCGAGCCGATGAACGAAATGGCGCGCTCGTTCCAGGTCATGGTTCCGACTTCCTACTTCACGGCGGCTGCGGCTGCGCTGCGAAACCCGATCTTGGGCGGCGGCGATACCAACGTGATGACGAACCTTGATGGCTATAACTTCTCGCTGGCCGTGAACCCCCGCCTGACCTGGACCGACAAGCTGGCGGTCATGCGCACCGATGGCTCGGTGAAGCCCTTTATCCGCCAAGAGGAACAGGGCGTGCAGGTTTCGGCGGTTGCCGAAGGGTCTGAACTTGAATTCAACGAGAACATGCACCGTTATGGTGTGTCGGCCTCGCGGAATGTCGGTTACGGCTACTGGCAGCATGCCTGCCTGGTGCAGGCCGTCTGATGAAAACGGTTGAAGTGATCGCCCCTGCGGGGGCGGTCATTTATCCGCCTGCAACGCTGCGGCTCTCCAGGGATCAGCACGCGGCGCGGGCGGGCCGGCTTGGCGTGAGGCATCGCACCGGTCTTTGCGAAGTCTTGCGCCCGGTCGAATTCAAAAGGGGTGAGAGTTTTGGAATCGCCAAGTCAGAGCGGCTTGGCGCGGACTTCTTCCAGGAGGTCCAGAAGCGCGAAGCGCCCGAGGCTGAATGATTATCGTCACCGGGGCACCGCGGTCAGGCACGTCCTTGACCATGCAGGTTTTGCGCGCGTGCGGCGCGCGGCTGGGCGAGGTTGACGGGCTGTGTGAGCCGTTTCGGCTGAAGGATGAGGTTGTGAAGCCCTACTTGCGCCAGATCGGCGCGGACCCATTGGGGCAGCGCCCGTTGCCGAAGCTGAAAGACATTCGAGCGGATCGGACCTTTGGGGATCGCGTCCGTCGCGCGGTTGGAGACGCCACCGCGTTCAAGACAATCAAGGGCGTGCTGGTCTGGCCTATTTTCGCGGAGCATTTCCCCGACGCGCGCTGGATCATCTGCCACAGAAGCCCCGCGGATATCGCGCAGTCGTGCCTGCGGGTTGGATTCCTGACAAAATACGACAGCCCGAAAGAGTGGTCCACATGGGCGCGCGCGTATCACCGCCGCTGCGCCCAACTGCGCGAGAGCGCGCAGACCATGACGATTGAGCCGGGCCGGTTTATCGGCGGGGATTTCGAGCAGCTTCGCGAGGCCGTCGAGTGGGCGGGCCTTGATTTTAACGAAGACGCCGTGGCGGCTGTGATACGCCCGGAAAAATGGGGCGGTAGGTGAATTGGGAAGTTCCTGTCGGAAAGTGGAGGGGAGAGGTTGCCTTTCTTCTCGGCGGTGGCCCCAGCCTAAAGGGCTTTGACGCGAACCGGCTGAAGGGCCGGGGGCGCGTGATCGCGATCAACGACGCCGGGCTGGACTTGGCCCCTTGGGCCGACATCCTCTATTTTTCCGACGGCTGGGAGCGATGGTACGGCTGGAACCGCCATCGGCTGGACGAATTCAAGGGCTGGGAGATTGTAACGCGCGTTCGGGTCGGCGACCCGCGCGTGCGCGAACTCGGGCACAAGCCGCGGCAGGCGATTTCAAGGAACCCGAAATTTCTTTCGGGCTTTTGCTCCGGCGGCGCGGCGATCAACCTGGCCTATCTTTTAGGTGCGCGCGTCATCGTCTTGATGGGCTATGACATGCGGCCCGGAAATTGGCACGACAACCACAAAGCGCCACCCAACAAGAAGCAGCACCGGGCCAAGTTTATCCCGCATATTGAGTGGATGGCCCCGGAACTGGAGGCCGAGGGCGTCGTGGTTTTGAACACAAACCCGCGCAGCGCGCTGCGTTGTTTCCCGTTTGCCGACATTGAGGAACTTCTAAGCATGGATCAACTCGCGGCAATCGAGGCCGAGAAGTATCGGCGAATCTGGGAGCGGGAAGAATATCGCCGCGTCAGCCCCGGAATGATGGAGACTGAGCGGGCCTGGCGTGTCTGCGGAATGGAGCCGGGGCAGACCCTGCATGACTTCGGCGCTGGCACGGGCCGCGCGGCCAGGCGGTTCGCGGACAAGGGGATGAGCGTTCTTGCCATTGACCACGCCGACAACGCGCTGGAAGTGGCCGTTCCGTTTATCAAGACATGCCTCTGGGACATGCAGGATTTGCCCGAGGCAGATCACGGCTTCTGTTGCGACGTGATGGAACACATACCGGAGCAGCGCGTGCAGGACACACTGGCCGCGATCCGGGCGAAAGTTCGGAAATCCTGCTATTTTCGCATCGCAACGCGGCCCGACCAGCTGGGCAAGCTGATCGGCCAGCCGCTGCATCTCACGGTCAGGTCGGGCGAGTGGTGGCGGCGTCAGGTCGAGGGGCACTTCGACCTGGTGGACGTGATCGAAATGAATCCGCGCGACGTTATGCTGTTGGCGAGGCCGTAGCATGGACTTCACAAGCGCAGTTCTTGGCCCGGTGTTCGAGGCATTCGGGGTCGCGGCCACGTTGTCGCCTGCCAGCGGCGGGAGCCATTCTATCACCGCGCTTGACCGCACGCGCGGCATGGAGATCGAGAGTTTTGAAGTCGGCGTCGCCACTGTCTACCCGGTGGCGCGCGTGCGGGCGTCGGATCTGGCCGATCTGTCGGTGCTTGTGTCCGATCTGCCAGACGGGTCAATCACCTTAAACGGCACGACCTGGGCGATTGATTACCCGATTGAGCGGCCCTCGCCGTCTGGCGCTGCGGATGGCGTGGTCGATCTGGTGCTGGTGAAATCCTGATGGCTGACAAGCGCGAACAGATACTCGCCCGCCTGACGGCGGTTGCCGGAGGCGTGGCCGGAATTTCTGTTGCCGAGCGCAACGGGATGAACCTTGCTGAAACCCAGCGCCCCGCGATCGTCGTGATGGACGGGAACGAACAGGCGGAAGATACGACTTCCGAGAAGTCGCGCGCGCCGCGGCGGATCGTGATGTCTCCGCTGGTCTACGTCATCGCGTCTGGCGACACCGGGGCCATCGGCACCGAATTGAACAGCCTGCGCGCTGCACTCGTTAAAGCGGTTATGACCGACGCGACGCTGATTTCACTCGTCGGGCCTAACGGCGAGATCACCTATGAGGGCTGCGAAACGGGCCTCGCCCGTGGCCGTCAAATTGAAGGCGAAATGGGGGTCCACTTCGCCTTCGCCTACATCCTGGACCCCTCCACCATCATCTAGCATAGGGGGCTAATCATGCCTGCTTCTCCGTCCACGGATAATTTGTGGATCGGCAAGGGAACCGTTACCTTCCAGGCGACCGGCGCTTCGGCTGCGCGCGATCTGGGCGAGGTTTCCGAGTTTGAATTCACGCCGTCCATCGAAAAACTGCCGTTCTATTCCTCGCGCTCTGGCGTGCGAAACAAAGTGAAAGAAGTTATCGTTGAAAAAGGCGGGACAGTTCGTCTTGTTATGAACGAGATCACCGCGGAAAACCTCGTTCTGGCCGTCGCCGGTACGCAGGGCACGAACACCGCGGGCGACGCCACCGTGGAGATTCTGGCGCAGAACGCCACCGAGGGCGTGCTGACCATCACCGGCACGAACGAAGTCGGCCAGCAGGTTGACGCGACCTTCAATAACGTCAGCTTCGCGCCAGATGGCTCGATCAACTTCATCAGCGACGAGTGGGGCTCGCTGGAGTGCACCGCCGAAGTCCTCGCCGATGGCAGCGGCAACTTCGGCACGATCACTGTCAGGGATGTGAATAGCGCCTAATGCCCGGTCTTGTTGACATTGCCCCGCTGACAGAGCGGGTGACGATCCGCGGAACGCCGGTTGACGTGACCGGCGTTTCCGCCCTCGGCATCGCCCAGCTTCTCGCCCGCTTCCCCGATCTGCGGAAGGCGCTGTCGGGCATTGAGGTCGAGCAGGACGCCCTGCTTGCGATGGGCGGCGAAGCCGTTGCGGCCATTCTCGCGGCTGGTACGGGCGCACCCGGAGACGAGCGCGCGGAGGCGGCAGCGGCCCGACTTCCAATCGAGGACCAGGCCGATCTGCTGGCCGCAAT